CCGTCGCCGTGGCACCCGATGTCGTGCCCTGGTCAGCCTGATCGCTGCCCAGCACGCGGAGAACGTCCTCAAAAACCGGCGCAGTATCATATACCGCCGGATCGATCGGCGGCATCTTCACCGGCTGAAGCACGTCATCGATCTTCTGCCCCGGTGCAAGCGCGTTCAGCTCCAGGAGCGCGTTGGCCGGGTGCGTGCGCAGCTTCTCCAGGTCAGGCTCTTCCAACATGCCCGCCGCCACCGCGACCTTGGGGCGGTTCGCGCGGCGATGTTCACGCAGCCCCTGCCGGGCACGGTTGAGTTCCAGCTGCATGTCGCGGATGAGATCGATGTCCGCCTGCGGGTAGAGGCGCTTTTCGTCGTAGCCCTCGTTCATCACGAAGGCGAACCACGGGTAAAACCGTTCGATCTCGGTGTCCGGGGGACCAGGCTCGCGGACGAAGTCAGGATAACCATCCACGACGGCATACACGACACCGTCTTTACGATGATAAATCTCCCAGAGGCACGCGCGCTGTGGCTGGCCGGGATTGTCCCCGCCGCCTGCCGTGTAGTGATCCAGCGTCGCTGACGGCTGGTAGCCCGTAGGCTGACCAAAGTCGTCGTATGCCGTGTAGGAGCAATCGATGTCGACCATGTAGATTTCTTCGATCTCTTCCGGCGTCAGCAGGTATTCCTGCGCCACCCAGTCCGCACCCACGAAGCCCTTGAGTGAGCGGCACTTGGGGTCGGGGATGATCGCCGTGCTGTCAGGGTAATCGAAGCTGAGACCTTCCCGCAGGATGATCTGCGGCTCCTGCATCAGCGCCTGGATCGCCGTCTTCAGTTCTTCGGCGTCCGCGCTATCGAGTTCGATCTCGCCGTCCGCGATGTCCCCCGCCAGACGCTCGATGTTGGCGAGGCGTTCGCTCATGTCGCTGATGCGACGCTCGATCTCAGGGGACATGACCATCGCGCGCTGGAAGCCCAGCTTGACGTAGCCCACCGCGCACACGATCGCGCGCCGCACCGTCATCTTCATGCACTCTTTGAACTCAAACGGCTGGTCGCCGATGTTATACTCAAAGAGGATTTCCAGGGTCTTCGCGACACGCTCCAGCATCCGGTCATACATCGCCGTCATCTGGGCGTCTTGCAGGATCATCTGGCTCTGCGGATCGGGCGGCAGGCCCACTTGCATCGAGAGAAGCGCGGTCTGCTGCGCCTGCATCAGCTGCTGCTGCGAACCATCCCAGGTCTGTGCCATCAGCTTCGGCTTGCGCTTCGCCACCATCTTCGGGTTGTTGGGATAGAGTTCGGCAGTGCGCTGAAGGATGTGCCGGATGCAGATGTTCGCGATGTAGCGTTCATCGCGCTGGCGCACGTCGTTCGGCATGTCGGGCCACTGCCGGCCTTCGGCGAACTCCATGTTGTCGCGCATCCGCTTGAACACAGGTTCCCAGTATTTGCGGGCGCGCGTGACGCGATCGGTCCAGCGTTTGACGAGTTTACGGCGCGGCTCGGGCGGGTTCGGCGGGTCACGGGGGACATGCTCTCCGGGTGAGTTCGGACTGTCCCCCGTCCCCTGCCCCGGAACGAAGGAGGAAACGTCCCCGGGGTAGCTCGACGGTCCCGCTGCCACGCCCAGGCCGGGATAATCGCTCATCACCAGCCCCCGGTGGCGAAGTTCTGCTTCACCGCGCGCTCGGCCTTCTCACGTTGCAGTTTCAACCAGCCGAACGTGCCTTCAACACGCTCGGGCTCGCGGGCCTTCACCGGCCCCGCACCCACTTGAAGCGTCAGCCCCAGCCCGACATAGGCGAGCGCATCAACAAAATCGTCGTGCTGGTCATAGGGGAACTTCAGCATCTGGTCCCGTGCCGCCGGCCACCAGGGCGCGCGCTCGGGAAACCTGAGTTTGCCCATGCTCATGCGCCCCTGGATGGACTGCGCCCGGGTCTGCTTGTCCGCGATCGGCTGCATTTCGATCAGGCTGCAAAAGGTCTGCGTCTCCAGCATCCGCTTGCGCAGGAAGGGACCGATTGACTTGCTGATATGCGAGCGTTCCGCCCACCAGAACAAGGGCCGGTGCGCCTTCATCATGCGCAGCATGGCTTCCACGCACTGTTCCGCGTTCAGGCTGCGCCAGACGCAGTCAGGCAGCACCCAGATATTCTCTTCATCATCGAGACCGACCATCAGAAGACAGGTCTTGTCGGCATACTGCGCGAGTGAGACGGCATGATCCGACGCGGCGTAGTAGCGCAGATTGATCGGCAGGTCCTGCGGCCGGTAGGTGTTGAGCCACTTGACGCTGAAGAAGGTGCCGCCAGCGGGGGACGGACGGCCTTGGTAGAGGGCGCTGAAGCCGCGCGCGTCGCGCCGCTGAAGGCCCAAGAGAAAGCCCCTGCCGAAGCGCCCAGGCCAGAGGGCTTCGCCCTCTTTGCGGCCCAGCGGGTCCTTGGCGTCCATCGCCAGCGCCGGAAGGTCGATTACCTTCCACTCTTTCGCCTCGTCCGGGTCGTAGTAGGAGTTCTGTGGATCGGTCAGCCGTCCCACCAGGTCGTCCTGATGCCAGCGCGTCTGGATCAGCATGATCCGGCCGCTTTCGTCCATCAGACGGGATGCAATAACCTGCGTGAACCACTGCCAGAGCGTGTCGCGGATGGTCGGACTGTCAGCTTCCTGACGGTCCTTCAGCGGATCGTCGATGATCAGCGCGTCCCCGCCGCGTCCCGTCGTCGTGCCGCCGCGTCCCACGAAGGCCATGACGCCGCCCGAAATGGTCTCCAGGCGATCGCTCGCCTGGCTGTCCACCTTGAGCTGCGTGTTCGGGAAGACCTGCGCGTAGCCGGGGGACAGCATGATGTCGCGGACAGCACGGCCGATGTCCTGGCTGAACTTCTCGTTGTAGGTGCCGAAGATCAGGCTCAGGTGCGGGTTGCGGCCGATGAACCACGCCGGAAACATCTTGCTGGCAAGCTGCGTCTTCCCGTGACGCGGCGGCAGTGAGATGATCAGCCGCTTGTAGCGACCGGCCTCCAGCTCTTCCAGCGCCGCCGCGATGACGGCGTGGAAGCGCTGAACCTCGTAGCGTGTGAACTCCGGGTCGTCAGGCTCGCCAGGGGTGGGCATCATCAACTTGGTGAAGGCGAGCATTTCGTCATGCGCCGCCAGCACGGCGATCAGCCGTTTAAGAACCAGTTCGTAGCGGGCCTGATCCGGTGTCACCGATGCGGCGGCGATGACTTGGACGCAGGTGCGGGCGCAGGTGCGGGCGCGGGCGCCGGGGGCACGGGCTCAGGCGTTGGGTCTCCCTCGTTGAACGTGGGGACACTGCCGGGGACAGGATGCGTCGCCGGATCGTCCTTGGGTTCGACCGGCGGGTTCGTCCCCGGCGGGTTCTCGCCCGGCTTATACTCGGGGACAGGGAACTTCTCGTCCTTGTGCGCCTGACCCTGATAACCGTCTTTGCCGGGGGGATCATCCACGGGAGACTTTGCCATTGTAAGGTTCTCCTTTCACTTGAGGTTAAGAAATCCACAGCCGAACGGCGCCGCCGCACGACGCGCCGCCGCTGCCAGCCAGGTTGCCAACGATCGCCGAGCCGCCGCCGCCGCCCGAACATCCGTATCCGACGCCGGCGCCACCGTTGCCGCCAGGTCCCGACGAGCAACCAGCACCGCCGCCGCCACCACTACCCATTAAGATGTTCATCGCGGCTTGAGCGGCGGTCACGCTGCCACCGTTCTGTGATCCCGCCGTGCAAGAGGCCGCACCGCCGCCCGCTTGAATGTTCCCCAGCGGCGAGCCACCACGACCAAAACCACCAGCCGTGCCGGCGGGCGCTGCGGTTACACCACCGCCAGACCCACCAGGCGCGGCACTCTGCATCGGAATACCGCCTGGGTTACCCGCCACGCCGCTAGCCGTTCCGCTGCCACCAGGGCCGGCGCCGGGGGCACCGGGGCCAGCGCCGGCGGCGCCAGAACCACCAGCGCCAGAGAAAAAAGCGCTGCTCCCGCCGGTTCCACCGACGGCGTTGCCTCCATTACCGTTAAAGCCAGCACCGCCGCCGCCACCGCTGTTACCGGCGCTCCCGCCGTTTGATGCAGCACCGCCGAAATAAGCACTGATAGTGGTGCCACCCGCGACGATCGTCGTCGTGGTGCCCGGCGTCGGCGCCGAGCCGGTGCTGCCGTTCGTCGTGCCGCTGGCGACACATGAGGCTCCCGCCGTTCCTGGCGTCACCGTGATGGAACTAGGGTTGCCGACATCCGCCAGCATGAACGAGCCAACAGCAAGGTGAGCGGCACCGCCAGTCCCGCCGCCCGACGACGCCGTGCCTGACGTGGTAACGATGCCGCAGCCAGAGCCGCCACCACCACCGATCATTTCGTAGCGGACTGAGGTCGCCCCTGACGGTATCTGTATCGTCTGCGCGCCGCCGGTCACGACGTAGTTACGGGTTGTGCTGTTGTTGAACGCGATATCAGCCGATGCCGGCATCGCCAGCAGCAGTGCAGCAAACGCAACGGCGAGCGTGCGCTTCATCGCGCATACTCCGTCGCGGTGAACGGCGCGCTTACAGTCGTGCTCCATATACTGATCTGCCCGGTCGGTGGCGTCTGAGGCGGACACTTGAAAAGCGAGCCGGCGGGCAGATAATAAGATCCGCCCCCTGCGCTTGCCGTGCCGTCGATCGCGATGCGCATGTCAGCGGTGCCCACCGACTGTATCTCGCAATAGACCCGCTTGGTGTTCGCCGCCATGACCACTTGCGACGTGCTGGCCTGTGCGATCGAACCGCTCTTATCGGTGACGGTTCCGCCGCCATACATCGAGTTGCTGCCGTTCCCGAGCTGCGCCCAGGCGAGCATCGGCGTAAGCGACATGATGAGAGCCAGCATGAGCTTCATTCGACCGCCCCTATCAGCTGAGAGTGAAAGAGTTGCTGGACGTGGTGAACACCGGCCCGGCGCCGGTGACTTCGACGGTCGCCGCGCCAGCTGAACCGCTGCCCCCGGCGATCGTCGCGGAGAACGCCCCGGTGCCCTGATTGACGTTGGCGGTGACCGCGCCCTTCAGCGTGCCTTGCCGGATGCCGACGCTGACGGTGAGCGGCATATGCACGCCCGGCGCGCGATATATGGTGCCCGAGACGGCCAGCGCCGCCGATGCCGCCTGATTGGCGATCGTCGGGATATCAGCCCCGCCGGCAGCGTTGGCCGTAGCGGCATAGTTGCGCCGCGACGTGTGCAGATAGCGCAGCACCGACTGCGGATGCGGCGGTGCAGCAAAGGTGGGGATGGTCATCGCCGCTACTCCGCTGGCTGTTCAAAGGGGACGACGTTCTGCCCGCCCTCTGCGCTATCGTGCGCCATGCACTGCGTCTGTATCGCGCGCATCAGGGGATCGGTCAGCTTCCACGGCGCGGGCGCTTCAGCAAGCAAAGTGAGCACGCCCTGCCACTGCCCTGCGGTGAGGGTGACACTGATCGCGAGGTTCGGGTCCATCATGACTTTTCCCTTTCGAGGGTCACGGGATCGTCAGCCCGCGTAGCACGAGATTGGCCTTGATGTTGGCGGCGTATTGCTGCGCCACTGCGAGCGTGACCGCCGTGCCCTTTATCAGCGCGGCGAACGCCACGTCGCAGGTCTTGGTGCCGAGCACAGTCCGGGGATTGGCCCCGATATACCAGTTCCCGGCAGCCGACAGGTTGCGCGTGCCGGTGCCGGTGAACACGTCCTGCGTGCCATCTGTCAGGTTATAAAGCCCCTGCACATGCGCCACGTCATCGAAGCTGATGCAGTAGATTTTCCAGTTGGTGATGTTGGTGACCGGCAGGTTCCGGTTGATGCCGCTGCCGTTTGTGGTGCAGTTCAGATTGCCATTGCCGGCGAGCCCCACGTTGACGCCGAACAGCGTGCTGTTGTCGTTGTTGGCGATCGGGACGCTGATTGCCGTGCTTGTGTCACCGGTATGACGCGCAGCGAACAGCAAGGTGAATGTCTTGTTGTCGTCTTTGACCCCGGTATCGAGACCGATGGGCGACGCGCCGCCAAGGCATCCGGTGATCGAATAGGTCGTGTAGCCTGGCGCACCAAGTTGCAGCACGGCGGGCGCCGCCGGCACCGGGTTCTGGCTGCCCGCGAGGTTTGTGCCGGGGTAGACCCAAATCGCCATGCCGGCAGGCATCGCCGGCAGTGGCGGCAGGACGATGTTCGGCGCGCTGAACGTCGCGCCTGGAAGCTGCTCAATGAGCGCGGTCATACCATCATCCCCGTCAGCGCCATGTGGCTGCGTATGTTGGCGGCGATCGCCTGCGCCTGCGTGGCATTCACGCTGCCGCTGATCTTACCGACGAACGCGACATCGGACGGATTGGCGAGCCCGGTATTGACCGCCTGATTGGCCCCGATCCAGAACGTCGTGCTGGGCGCCAGTTGGCGGGCGAAGCTGGTGCCGACGAAGTGGTCAGTGGTGCCGCTGGTGAAGTCCCACATATCCATCGTGAATGTCGGATCGTCATAGGTGATGCCGAACAGCTTGAACGTCGTGACGTTCGGGAACCCCAGCGTGCGATTGATCCCATTGCCGTTTGTCACGCAGTTCAGCCCTGGCGTCGGGTTCTGTTGTATCGAAATGGCGATGCCGCGATTGCCCGCGCCTGGGTCACTGTTTTCCAGCGGCTTCGACACACCAGTTACCGCATTGAGGCGACAGACAAGGAAGATCGTGAAACTGCTGCTGTCATCGCGCACGCCGGTATCGAGATAGCCGCCCCCCGGCAGCGTCGAGGAGGTCGGGCCAACCGAGACGCAGTTGCCGGGCACCGGCCAATAGGGCGTGCCGGCCACAACGGTGATCGGCGGCGCCCCCGCCACCATGTTCTGCGACTGCGCCAACGAACCGCCGAGATAGGCCCACAGCGTCGTCGGCACCGACAGTGCCGGCAGCGGCGGGATCGCGATGTTTGTCGTGCGCCATGCCGCATCGCCGAACTTCTGGACAACGCCCTGCATCTACGCGATCCCCAGCGCGGTCTTGATCTGCCGCTGCACGTCGAGCGCCATGATCTGCTGCGCCGGCCCTGGCGGATGTATGCCGGAAAACGGCGTCGTGTTGATCGGCGTCGTTCCTGAACCAAGCAGAACGTCCTGATCCATCATCATCTCACCGGACGCCGCACCCACACGGGCGCGGTTCACCGCCGACATACGCACCAGTTCCGTTGCTGCGGTCAGCTCCGCGCTATCCGAGGCGCCCATCGGGAAATACATGACCTGCGTGTTGTATCTACGCTGTGCCTTGGTCACGATCCGCAGCGTCTGCTGATAATACCAGTCGGCGTTTTCCTGGCTGTAGGCCGGGAAACCAGCAGGCGGCTTGTTGAACTCGCCGTTCCTAGTCCACGGGGCCAGCGCAAGCACTTGCGGCTTGAACACATCAATATGTTGGCGGGCGCTATCGTAAATGACTGTGCCAACGCCGGCATTGTTCCAACCATTGACGACCCCGACAGCCGTCACCGGGCAACTCGGGGTGGACAACGCCTGCACCGCCAGCCTCTGGGCGCCAAACCCGATGACGATACCGCCGACGCCCTGCGTGATGCTGTCGCCGGCCCATTGGATCGTGCAGCCTCGGCTGCGAGAGTAATACTGCACCCAGGCGACGATCATCGTGCCGTTATCGGTCGCGGCGGTGTAGCCGCTCTGATTGGCCGCGGACACAAACTCGCCGGCCTGCGAGGACACAAACCATGTGCGATCGTCGGCCAGCGCCGACCAGTTGGTCTGCGACAGGTCAGTGACTAGACAGCCATGCGCGCCGTTGACGTAGACCCGCGCCATCAGCACCGGCCATCTGCCGCCATCGCTGCGATCGAGACTGCTGACCGGCACCCAATCGGTTGTGACGAGTTGCGCACACGAGCCGTTCTGAGTATCGAGCGAGCCGTAGGACGGCATAACGAAGCTGTTGGGCGCAAACCACACCGGCCAACTTGTCGGCACCGCGAAGTTCTGCATGTTCTTGCTGAGCGTGACCGTGGTGGAAGTGACCCCCGTCACCTGCGCCCAGCAGTTCGGCAGATTGAAGCCAAGCGCACCGGGGTTCGGCGTTATTTGCGCAATCATCCCGACCGTGACGCCAGTGGTCGAGGCGAAGTTCAGCACGTTGCTGCCGACTGCCGTGGTTCCGTTCGTAACCAACTTCACCGTGCCGAGCGGCTGATCCTCCCAATCGGTCGGCGTGCCGGCCGAGATACAACCCACTGGCTTCCATTCGACCGGATTGCCGGCTGCGTCCTTGGGGTTGAGTTTGTCGGCGAGATTGGCGGAGGAGGCGACGCATGCCGTGACCGTGCCGCCGCCGGCACGCAGCACGCAGAACACCAGCCGAACCGCGTCATAGCCGCCGGCATCGAGCGTGCAGCACAGATGATAAGTCGTGCCAGACACACCCGCAGTGTCCGCGCTGTCGCCATGCGACGGCGGTCCCTGGCTCATCATGTGGCTGCGCTGGATTTGGCTTTGCAGGTGCTTCACCAGCACGCCGGATGACGGACTGAAGGTAAGGCTGCCCGTGTTGGTGAGCTGCACCGCTCCCTGATCGGTGCCGTCCGTCCATGCCTGTGCGTAGCGGTTGCGCCGGTCGGACGCATACATCGACGTGGTGCCGAAATCCACCGCGACCGGCGCCAGTGGTCCTGATGGCGTATAGTTGGTCGCCGTCAGATTGGTGACGGCGAGTGTCTGAACGCACCATGTGCCGTCGTTCTGGATGAAACCACTGAGCGCGAGGG